ACTAGTACACGAGAACATTTGCGTGAAAACGCTACAAAATATTTCGCAATTGGTGGATCATTGATTTTGTTGTATAAATTATATCAATTGCGTCGACGCTCTTACACTCAAGATACATCTTCCATTTTGGATGCTGGATCGAAAGTGTTTTCTGAAAAAGTCGATTGTCCTGCGCCTGGCAAATTTGCCTATGCACAGGATGAGAGAGATTATAAGGAAGGATATTCTAGGATTCCTCCTAAAGTTTCTCATAAGAGTGCGACAACTACTGCTGTAAATTTGCAGCAACAAGTAGCGCGCTCTTTGCGACAAGTCTTTATTTATTCTAAAGGTAAGATGTTGGGAACAGTGAATGGAATTATGATAGCTTCTAATGTTATTATGATTCCAGCTCATGCTATCCCACGATCTTTTCCTTTTGATATTGAGACTACAGCGTCTCCTGGAGTACCTTCGGCGAAAACGAAGGATCAAAAACTTACAGAGGAATTCTGTGTTATTGATAGGGAAAAGGATGTTGCATTCGTCCATTTGGCTTCTGCTCCAGCCAGTACTTCATATATTGATTACTTCCCAGAAGAACAACCAAAATTTAGAAGTCGCTCAACTCGTTTGTTATGGAAATCTCCTACGAATGAGGTGAAAACTTCTGTTCAACCTTTGTATGAAATGTCAAAAGATTTAACTTATTATGGCACTTCTGAGAAGGATGGAATGTTGTGGGGTACTACTATGGTATCCACATCATATGTGTTGAAGAAAGATGTCGGCTTTCAAGCTGATCTTGAATTCAATTCTTTTGGTGGTCTTTGTGGTGGTCTTTATCTGGATCAAGATAAAGCTATCATTTATGGTATGCATGTTGCAGGGTATCCCGATAGCAATAAAGGTTTTATCTCAGTTGTTTTGAGAGGAACCATTCGTGATGCTCTTAGTAAACTCAGTAAGATGAGTCCTACTATGGTAGTCCATTCGGCAGGTGATGTTCGAGTGGATGCTTACCAGCAAAATTATTCTATTAAGGATGCTAAGCCTCTGTATTTGAGAGAGGATGGCACCAAGGAGAAGACTACGGTCTCCTTTCTTGGAAGAGTGCTTAAGGATGGTCTTGAAATGACTTCTAATGCACGAACTCCTTATATTAAAACACCGTTTGTAGGTGTGGTTGAAGAATTTGGACCGAGTAAACATCGGCCACCTACTTCTCCCAATGATATTGCTAAATCAATGTTAACCTTGAATAAGTTGACGGATCCCGTTCAACACTATGAAGGTCAAATATTGATGAAAGCAGTCCAAGATTATAAAGAACAAACTCTGAAATGTATTCGTGAGAATAAAGAGGATTGTTCTGATTTCTTCCGAATTTATACTCAAGCTGAAGCGCTTGATGGAATTGGAGAATTTGGTCTTGGTGGAATGCCAAATGATACGTCAGCTGGTTTTCCAATCAATAAATCAAAGAAACACTGTTTGAAACGTGATCCGATGGATGAGTCTCTCGTTCAAGTACCTCGTGAATTTAGCGAGGATTATGATATTCAAACAGAAGTTGATTATACTTTCGACTGTTGGTCGAATGGCGTTAGATCTGAACCGATTTATAAAGCCAGTAGTAAAGTCAACGAACTTTTACCGAATAAGAAAGCGGTAGAAAAGGTAAGGAAATTTTATGGAAGTCCTATTGCTAATTTTGTGGCTTCTAGGAGAGTACTTGCCGGTATTCCCCGTTTCATGAGGAAGTTTTGGCGTGATACTGAGTGTTTAGTTGGTATTAATGCTACTTCCAAGGAATGGGATGAATTGCACTCTTATGTAACCAGTAAGAGTAAGGATAGAATGATTGCCGGAGATTTCTCTGGTTTTGACACCCGTATGGCAGCCCAGATTACTGGGGCAGCCGCTAAGGTGATGCTCTCTTGGTATGAAGAGTGTGGAGTTATTCCTGATGAGTTAAAACTTATTCAGGGTGCTCTTTCTGATATTATTCATCCAAATATTTTATTTGATGGTGATCTGTATAGGTTTGCTAATGGTAACCCTTCTGGTAATCTTATTACAGTTCAATTAAATAGTATTTGCAATTCTATTATGATGCGTTATGTCTATTATGCCATGATGCCTAGTATTAAGGAAAGCTTTTCCCAGAATGTTGCTCTTGCAACTTATGGGGATGACAATGCTATGTCTGTTCGACGTCATTGTGGTTGGTTTACCCATACCTCATGTCAAGCAGAATTTGAAAAATTAGGCATTGGTTATACTATGGCTCAAAAGGATGCCAAATCTAGACCTTATATTGGAATAGAAGAGGTATCTTTTTTGAAGCGCAGTTTTGTGCAACATAAGGATCTTGGAAAGATCGTTGCTCCTATTGAAGTTGATTCAATTCTGAAGAAATTTCATTATATTAAGAAGCCTACTGAGTCTCCATTATCTCCTGGCGAACAATTTGCTGCTTATGCAGATGGTTCACTTCGTGAGATGTTTTTATATGGTAGACATGATTATGAGGTTTTCTTGATTAAACTGAAAAATATTGTTGGGAAGAATCCGGAACTCAAAGGACGAGTTTCGTTTATTCTCTACGATGAAATGAAGAAATTGGTGGAACCAGCCTATGCTCATGATTATGTGAACGATAATAGAAAATTGTTCGCTGAGAGCATGGATTTGGCCCCAATATAATTTTATGTATTTTTCCTCGCTTGTATATTGGTTTCCACGGAAAACAAGTTAGGGCATTCGTATTGATTACGGTAGCTAAGAGTTCATCACTCGAAGTTAACGCTTGCGATGCAGCATTTGATGAATGTGCTGTGTAGGTTAACCTGATTACACAGTTCTTTGAAAACAAATAGGTTACTTCTTTTTACAAATTATATTATCAAATTTATATGTCTTGTTTACATACCAGTGTTATTACTGGACTTTTTATATATTTTATCTATTTTATATTAGATTGTTTATTTCTTGCATGTTTTGTAGAAGAAACTCTTTCTGTATATGCTACTGTGAAAGCAGGAGCTGAAAGAGTGGCTGGGATCACCAAAGAAAGATATTTAGATCGTCTTTCTTGGTTGAAGCAAGTTTTACGCTTTACCTCCGTTTATAGGCGGGATCCTCATATTAAAACTCCTTTCGCACGCGTTTCAACAGCGTTGGAGACCTTGAAATTGGAAAATGCTCAAGGTACTGTGCGTAAGCAACCATATTGTGTTGTCCTTTGGGGCGAACCAGGTTGCGGTAAGACAGGTACAGCAATTACTTTAGCTGCTGCCTGCATGAGGTTGAAATATGGAAAATTTCTTCCTAGCGATATTGTGACATTGAATGAGACTGATGAATTTCAGTCTGAGTTCAGGACTAATCACAAAGTCGTGATTTTTGATGACGTTGCTGCTATGTCTGATTTTCGATTGTTAGTCGAGAAAGACCCATGGCGCAAGGTTATTGATTTTGTCAATAACATTCGTAAGACTGCCCTAAACCCTAATGTAGAGTTGAAAGGTAATGTCTATATCGAACCGGATCTAGTAATTATAACTACGAATCGGGCACCTTATTTTAAATTATCACAGTGGTGTTATTGTTCAATGGCTATTATTCGTCGTATTTCTAAGAATATTCATTTGCTTAATGATCGAAAGTATTGTACTTTTGTTGATTTGAATAAAGAGTTTCTTGGGTTGAGACAGAAATTGCTGAATGACTCTCCTGACATAAGTGATGTTAGTGGAGTTGAATATAGGCAATATCTTTCTCAGTATACTTCACGTCATATTCGTGATTATCCGAATGACAAATTTGAAAACGAAGAAAGCCTTGTGAAGATCACAAAAGAAGAGATGTTTAAGACAGTTGCCGCTGAATTTATGGCACATCTTGAAGATCAAACTATTTTTGTTGATCGTATTAATTCGAATTTTGATAAGGTTGTTGAGCGAACGTTTTTCTCAGCATTGTATAACGACCTTGTCAAACCATTTTTGCCGATTATGCCAAAGATGGATGATCAAATGTTATACAAAATGTCATATTGGTACAGATTGAAGTATTTTATTTCAGTCAAGGAAATTGTACCCATAGCCCAAATGGGTTATGATGACACAGACGTCAGTTCCGATGAAATGGAACAGTACGATGTCAAACCAGATCCTGATCTTCATTGGTCCGGATGTACAGATTTAGAAGCTATTAATTCATATGAGATTAAGGCTTCCAAATTTTATTCCAGATTTCCTGTTGAACAGTATAAAAAGTTCCTCGAAGTTTGTGATTACAACAAGAATCATGTTTTTGTTGTTCTCGATGGTAAACTCTATTGTGAGTATCATAGTGAATATTGGTTTGATGTTTGTGGACGATTTTGTAAAATCAACGTGAATAGAAATTTCACGTTTGATGGCTCTATAGCAGAGCATTTATATAAAGAAAAGTCTTTTGATTATTCGGAAATTTCTCAAATTGAGAAATTAAATCAAGAGCTGGAAGGTTTGAATATTAATATTCCAGAAATCCCAATTCCGATTGGGTTAGAAATTATAAAAGATACATATGCTTCCTTGGCACAACAAATGTTGTGTTCTTGGAAATGGTGTAGAAAAACTGGTAGTGCTTTCACATGTTCTAAAGGAATGCCCTTTAAAGATGCGATAGTATGTAAAACCAAGATTCTTGCTGAATGGATTAAGTGTGATTATTTAACACAGAATCCGACGGCATTGTCTCTTTTTGTCTATATCTTTTTTAGTAAAGATTTTATCCGATTGGATAACATCCGAATTAAGGACAGACACATTTTGTGTACGGCCTTTTTTAAAGATTGTCCCATTATGTTGGGATTTAATTCTTCGGATGTTGATCAATATCTACCTAGTGTGGATCCTTTGATTCCATTTTTTAGGATGACCCTTGATGGTTTTAGAATTTATTCTAATGAACCACTCCAATTTTCTTATGACGAGTTTGTTGTGAATTATGAACAAACATGTTGTCAATTGAGAAGTTTATTGGAAGGGCCAGTACCTAAGTATGACGATAAAATTTTGAAGAAAACTTTTTAGACATTTCTAAGCCTGTTCGCGGTGCAGGCGCGCCTAGTTAACTATTTGTAAAACTAGGTAGAGGTATCGCTCCATTTTAGCTTGAAGCTAAGGGTTTTTTGTAGCCAACGGAGTGATCCCTTGGTGAAAATTTTTCCCTACAGCTAGCATATTTATGAAATGGTGCGATCTAGCTCAACATGAACCCTGACCCAAGTTATTACTTGGGTTTGGGTTTTAATCCTGCGGGATTTTGTTGAGTTACTAGCATTTCCCCAAT